TTATATAAAAATCTATCTCGTTCATCATCAAGTTTAGTATTATTTTTTTCCAGACCCCCACATATAATTCCTAAACAAGGAGGTCCATCTTTAAATTCTGGGGACTCCCCTTCTAAAGCTTTTTGAATAAGAGTAGCTCCAAAATCATTAAGAGTCTTAGCTGTTTGTGCATTAAGTTCTACGGCCTTCATAAAAGTTTCAAATGTCAGCTCATTATTACTAGTGTCTACCGCTACACGATCATTACTATTATAGTAAGGAATATTAATAAAGTTACCTGAAGATCGTTTTCCTTCCGTAGTTTCTAGTGATGTTTGTTTAGGATAAATTTCTGTCTTTGCNGGGAGACTAAAAATAAATAATAAGCTGTCTAAAAATTGTCTAATATCACTTGCTTTAATTCTCTCTTNTGTAAATACATATATATGAAGTCCCCCACTTTTAGATTTAATGGGTATAACTGGTAGTTCTTTTTCTTCTATTATTTTTAAATATTTTTCTGGTTTAAAATCGGTGTAATTCTTAGGGTCAATATCTATAGCACCAAAAATAGCTAAGCCGTCATCATCACAGGGTTGAATACCAATAGATTTTTTTCCATTTAGATGGTCAATATAATCTTGATCATTTATTGGACGCCTAGCCCACCCATAATCTTTTGGATCAAATCTTATTTTTCCAGCTTCGTCCTTGTATCCTTTACTTACGTTGCAGTATCCATAATTACGTTTTAGCCCTGTAAAATATTTTATAAATTCTTTCTCCATAAGTTTTAGAGGCGCCTCCACTCTCGCTTCAGCGCCCCCGCATCGACAACATCCTCATATGATTATGAGAAATATGAGGAATTAGACAATTCCTTCTGTTGACTTAGGTTTATCGTACTTAGGTTTAGCACTTCCCTTTACTACAGTTTTTTGTAACTCGGAAGCAGCTCTATATAAGTCTCCATCTTTTTGCTTCGATGTATCTAACATTCTAACTTTAGATGGTCTGTATACATGCCAACTTTTACTTCCCACTGTTTTACCAACTGTTTTTAAGTTGAATAAAGCAGAGTAAGCTGCAGGTTGGAATGTTCCTTTAGCATCAGTTATTCTTAAATTGGTAATTAAATTATTTAATTCTCTCGCTGGAGAAAGATTTGATGACCTCATTGGAATAACGGCTGGTCTATATTCCTCACCCATTACAACTACTACATAAAAATATGCAGTTTTTTCCACATAGTTGCCATTAGGTAATCTATATCTACCACTCCGTTCCTCAACTGCATCTTCTGGAATATTTACATGAGTTCCAACTGGTGCTGACGCACTGTCTCCTCTTTCTTGCCATTCAGGAAATCTAGTTTGTGCGTGGGCAACTACAAGATTTAAACCTTCATTACCATCAATGAGAGCTTTTCCGATACCGGTTCCTAATATCATTCCTGGCTTAGATCCTTCTACATATTTTGGATCTCTTTCATTACACTCTGGTGAAAGTTGATGAAGAATTTTTAAAAGAGGTGTTGATACATCCTCTTGTCTTATTTCTTCGGTTCCTTTTCCAGAATCTTCTCTTAGATTAACTACAGCAAGAGAACTGCTGTTTCTTTTTTCGACTTGACTATTCATATATCCTCCTATTAGTTTATTAGTTTAGTAGTCTATTTTTTACCTTTTAGTTTTGTTTGAGCGCCTTCAAAAGTATGAAAAAATTCGTCTGGAATTTCTCCACCTTTTTTATGTCGTTCTTCCAAAGTTAATCGGAGGGTCGAGGCATGAACTGCAACTTTTTGTTGAGGTTCATACCCCTGACCTCTTGCAAGGGTAGCGTATTGCTGCGCCTTGTTGTCTTCGTTACGACCAAAGGCTACTGTGATTTCATTCTTCACAATATCCCCTAGTTCGTTTTCTCGAAGCCAGCTAATTGCTTCAGCTTTTTTATCAGCTTTAATTGAAGCACCATAAATTTGTTTAACAGAAACTTCTGAACCATCTCTAAGTTTTAATGTACTCAAATTCATTCGTTCCATTATTTGAGGGATTACAATCCCGGATTGAATTTTTTCATCTTCTTTAAGTTCTTTTATTTCTTTGTCTTTTTGTTCCAGATTCTTATGAATACTCTGTAATTTTTCTATCTCTACAGATAATTCTTCTGGATTAATTATGTCACTTTGTGACGGGGCGTCTTGTCTTAGATTTATACTCATGTTCTTTCCTATGTTAGTTTAGTAATTTAAATTTAATTTACATTAACTTATATATAGGAGATTTCTAGAGTGTCAATACTATTTTTGAAAAATATTTACTTCTATGGGATAATAGGTTTTTTCTTGACGGTCCCACTTTAATAATTTGTACTGACCATTAGTAAGATCGGACACAATGGAGCAGGTTACGCCAATAATAGCTGGATCTCCTGATAATAAAAGATAGTCTTCAGAGGTAATATTTTTTAAAAGAGTTCTTAGTTTTTGAATTAAAGGTCCTGGAGATAAAATCATTTGTGAATATTCTGGCAAGAGGGTCACAATTTCGCCATATTTCTGGGCCCCTAAGATATTATATTTAGGCTGACCTTGTGTGGTACCTGGTATTTCTTGAATTAAATAAACTTTACTCATTGACTTTTTTCTTTCATTATATATATACTATTTTCAGAAAGAAGAGCAAGTTATGTTTTACAAATTTAAGACTAAGCCATATGAGCATCAACTTAAGGCATTAAAAATGTCTTGGGACAAAGAAGTCTTTGCCTATTTTATGGAAATGGGTACAGGAAAATCTAAGGTATTAATAGATAATGCTTCGATGCTTTATGATAAAGGCCTTATAAATGGGCTATTATTAATAGCCCCTAAAGGAGTTTATAAGACATGGTATGAAAATGAAATACCTATTCATATGGCAGATCATATTGAAAAGAAAGTCGTTCTCTGGAAAACTTCTGACATTTCTATTGAATATAAAAAGAAACTAAATACTCTATTTGATACTGGGACGGACTTTCATATTTTACTTATGAATGTAGAGGCTTTGTCTTATGATAAAGGTCTAGAGTTCGCTTATAAATTCTTATCGTGTCACAAAGCAATGATAGCAGTGGATGAATCTACTACTATAAAAACACATAATACTAAACGTACAAAAAATATTTTGAAATTAGCTCCGCATTCTAAGTACAGAAGAATTTTAACTGGGTCTCCGGTTACTAAATCACCTATAGATTTGTATTCTCAATGTGAGTTTCTTGATTCCTGGCTCCTGGGGCATAACTCTTATTATACTTTTAGAGCTCGCTATGCCGTTATGAAAACTATTAATATAGGCTCCCGTTCAATTAGTGTTGTGGTTGGCTACCAACACCTTGGTGAATTATCGGATAAGCTTAAACCTTTTTCGTATAGGGTTTTAAAAGATGATTGTTTAGATTTACCTAAGAAAACATTTATGAAACGTCATATCACTATGACGCCTGACCAACAAAAAGTTTATAGACAAATGAAACAAAATGCCATTGCGCATTTAAATGGAAAAGTAGTTTCTACAAATACAGTTATAGTTCAATTGATGAGACTGCATCAAATTACTTGTGGCCATTTTACAGCTGATGATGGAAGCGTTCAAGAACTACCCTCTAATAGAGTAGATGAGTTGATGGATTTAATTGATGAAGTAGAAGGTAAGGTTGTTATTTGGTCTCATTATCAAAAAGATGTACAACGCATAATAAAAAATTTAGTAAAAGAATATGGAGAAGAATCAACGGTTGACTATTATGGGTTGACCCCGGATAATGAAAGACAAGGACATATTAAAAGATTCCAAGAAGATCCTAAATGTAGATTCTTTGTTGGAACTACACAGACTGGTGGGTATGGAATAACTTTAACCGCTGCAAGTACAATGATTTATTTTTCTAATGGATATGATTTAGAAAAACGTCAACAGTCGGAAGCAAGAATAGATAGAATAGGTCAGACAAAACCTATGACTTATATTGATTTAATTTCTGAAGATACAGTTGATGATAGAATTGTAAAAGCTTTAAGAAAGAAAGTAAATATTGCTACCCAAATTATGGGTGAAGAATTGAAAGCCTGGATTTAAAATATAAACCCCTTGATATCTAGCACCCTTTCCAGAAGAACTAAGGATACAGCCCCCACTGTACCTAATAATACCCAATAGATTTTATCTATCTTGCCACCCAATTCATGAATACCGTTGTGCATATGATACTGTGATTTTTTAAGTCCTTTGATGTGACCATATAGGGAAATGATATGTTCTCTAGTACTTTTGGGTTTGATTTCCATTATGTTATTGTGCCTCTTTGTTTTCTTTTCATAATTTTTTCTTCATTTGTTAAATAAGCCTCTTCAGTTGGTGTCAATCCACTAGCTAATAAATTGGTCTGAGATGCCTCCATCGCTTGACCCTCCGTAATAGTTTGAGGGTTGGGCATCGCTGAAGTTACCTGAGGAGGTAATGGTGGTGTAGCAATTTCTTCGGTTTCTTGTACTACATAATCATTAACATCCACGTCAAATTCATCATTTAAATTTAAAGTATTTAATTCAGCCTTAATAGCTGCGATCACTGGCAGTGCTTCAGAGATTGCATTTTCAGTTTTAATACCATCTACTGCTCCTCCTGTAGAATAACCTTCGGCTAGATTAAAGTTGTTTTTATAGTTACGTTCTAAAGCTCTTAGACTAGAGGCTGCCTGTGCATAGGCATTAGGTTCCCCTAAGTTCATAGCAATTTCTCGGAACCGAGCGATGATATCTCTTGAAGGATAGTAAGGCATAAACTTACCTTTTTTTAAATTATTAAATGTAATCGGGCTGAGTTGTCTGGCTTTAAATTCTCTTAATAGCTTGACGTTGTTAGTCCCTAAAATACCTGCTGCTTCTAAGTCTTTAAACATTTCTTTTTGAACATCGAATCTGGCTTTGTTGGAAGCAATATATCTTGTAATAATATCATTAGATGAGATAGAGCCTCCTCTTAATAATCCAAAGAAGCCTCCAGTAAATTCTCTTCTTGCATTTCTAATTCCTTGTTGGAAACCTGAGATTTTAAAGCCCATTGCATCTATAGGATCCACAGATATTGGTCTTAATCCCATCAATCCTAATACCTGGTCATTAATTCCCAACGTACTCGTGTCTAAATATTTTCCTCTTTTAGTTGGTTTATCAAAAGCAGTCTGTCCTAATCTTTGGAACTGTTTATAAGAAGGTGCTAATGCTTCAATAGCATGCATTATTTTAATCTTGGCTTTATCACCAGATGAAGTTTGATCAGTATAAAGTAGTCTTCCGTCTTTAGTTCTTCCTCTTCTATATGTAATATCTGCAATTGCTTCAGTCCAAATAGATTCAGAAATAAATGGATTCATTAATTCTGCTCCTGCATCATCAAGTCCGTTTACAAATCCTGTTAGAAGAGTCTCTCCATCTTGCGTTCCTTCGTTAATATTATTAAAGAGAGTTCGAAATGGTCGTGCAATTACATCGTACGCATTGGTATGACTGAAATCCATGTACTTTAATTCTCCTGTTTTGTCATCTCGTATTGGAACGAGTGTAGAATTTTTAGACCATTCAGGAACAAATCTTCTTAAAGCATTAATTTCATCTTCACTTACATCATATAAAGCTTTAGCTCCCTCCACTATTGCGGTAGGAACTACCGTTAAAGTAGTCGCCATACCAGCTGCTCTCATGAGTCCAATTCTATAAAGAGGATTATTATTTTTAACAAATCCTTTTCCTATTTCATAAACAACTGGAGCTACATCACTTCCTCGTACGGGTCTAGAATGTTTTAGTTCCTTAACAACAGTTTCAGCTATATTCCCTGTCGTTCGGATCATTTCTGAAGGGAAAGACATGAAATTACCAAAAGGTAATACTCTAGAATTTTTTACAAAGTCTCCAACGTAAGCATAGTTAGGAACATTATTTCTAACAAGCTGAGCAGTCATTGCTTTAATTTCATTAGGCGTAGGCATCTTACTAATTTCTCCAGCGTCAAAAGCTTTTTGATATGCTTTTGCATATCTATGTCTTTCAACGAACCATGTAGTTCCTTTCCAGAAATCATCTTCCGCTACGTATTTACCCTGAGCCCATGATCCAATTCGTTTAAGTCTGGATAACATTGGTCGAAGAATAGCATCTGTGTTTCCAATATCTGCACCCCACTTAACATCTCTTATTAAGTTTTTTAAATCTCCCATTTGAACCTGAGTATTAAATACTCCGTACTCAATTCCTTCTCGGTATAGTTCTTCAAAAGCATCTTTTCTTCCTTTTAAACCTGCAACGCCTGAAGTATCTAATGCATACTTAAAAGCATCTCTCATCATTTTTGGATTTTTTATTCCCTCAAAAAGAATTCCATTTGCTCCAGCAAATGCGCCAGCGCTTAAAAAGTTTCTGATGTGAGTAGGAACTGAAAGAACTGTTTTAGCAAGTTGAGCTGTGGCTTTAGGAATTAATAGAAAATTTCTGTATAACCACATAAACATTTGTTCCGAAGCGTTCGCCGTTTTTCTTCCTCTAACTATTCCAGCTAAACCTTTGGTTATTCCATTTGCATTCTCTAATGCATCTCGCATAGCTCGTGTGGTATAAGTATTTTTTGGAAAAGGATTTATTATACTTTCCCCTACTTCATCTGCAAAATTAGTAAACTTTCCGAATGTTCTATCCATCTTAACTAGGTCGCCTGCTTTTAAAACATTGTTGGTAGCCTTACCAGCTGCGGCTGTGGAAGCCCAGAAGGATCCTCTTCCTCCTTCAGCTATTATTTTTTGATTAGTTTTATAAAGATCATCTAGATAATTTGTCATTCTTCCCATGGCAGATAATGTAGTCGTTACATTAAAAATAGAATATCTTGGGTCTTGAATCTCTCCAAATAATTCTCTCAATACTTTGCTTCCTTTTCCTGTAGCACCTTTAAAAGAATATTTTTCAAACTCCTTCGCTGTTTGACCTTCAGCTGTTTTAAGAATGTATTCAAGATCAGGCAGGGGACCTGGTTTTTTTCTAGAAGCCGACACTGATTTAACTAGATCATTTACTATGTTCCGAGCTTCTTGATAAAATTCTGTTCCTTTACGATCAAAAGGTACATTATTTTTTCTTGATATAGCTCTTCTAAAAAGATTAATAGCATTAGCCATCGCTTCGTCTGTAGGAACATATTGTCTATAACCTGTAATTCCCCTGTCTTCAAAAATTTTATATGTATTCCCTACATATTTTGTTAATCTTTCTTTAAGAATATCTTTAAGTGCCTTTTCTCCTTTTTTAAGAGTGACTCCTTTATTATTTTTTTCTAATAATGCTAACATATCAGCAAATTCTTTTCGCGCTGCGTCTAAACCTCTTGTTATATTAAGTCTAGAAGTTTCATTTATATTTTTACCTTTTAAACTATTAAAAAGTTTGGTTAATTTTGCTCCATTCAATGTTCCTTCTTTTATATTTCCTTCAAAGAGTACATCATTCATCTCTTTTAAGAATTGAGTTTTTTCGGCTTGCAGGGATTTATCAAAATAGAGTTGTGTATCCGGAAATATTTTACTAATTTCTCTAGTAATATTTTTTACAATTTGTTCTGCTTTTAATTTGTCTCTGGATTTAAGATTTTCTTTCATCCAGGTTGACGTAGCTACTTCTT